GGGTCCGCGCGTGCGTTGACGCAATCGCGACGGATCTGGCCGGGCTGCCCCTCCGGGTGGTGCGCGGCACGGGATCCGATGCGCAGCATGTTGAGATTCCCGAACTGGCCGCCCTCCTGAACCGCCCCACCAGTGCACAGACGCGGGTGGAGTGGGAGCGTCAAATCTGGGTTTACCTGCTGTTGAGCGGCAACGCATACGCGATGCGGGTCGGCAGGCCAGCCAAGCCCAGCAGTCTCCCGCTCCTGCACCCGGAAGGCGTCAAGATCCGGCCTGGATCCTACGGGTTCCCCGAGGGGTACGACTGGACTCCCTATGGTGGAACGCCCACCAGTTACGACGCAACCCTGATCCAACACTGGAAACTCACCCAGTGGGAGCACGGCCCGCAGGGGCTGGCGGGCGAGGGTTTGATCCGGGCCTTAGCCAAGGATCTCGAAGCCGATTTCGCCGCATCGAAGCTTTCCGCCTCGCAATCCAGGCAGGGCCGCCCGGCTGCGGTTATCTCGCAGGATCCTACCGATTCCGTGGCGTGGACGAAAGATCAGCGGGATTTGATCGGTACGGCCTACACAAAACTGGTTTCCGAAAACCGCGCGGTGATGGTGGTTCCCGGCAAGATGAAGGCCGAGTTTCCATCGTACAACCTGCGGGATATGGAGTTCTCCACCCAACGGGGACTGACCCGGGAAACGATCCTGGCCGCGTTCGGAGTCCCGCCGTGTCGAGTGGGCCTGCCGACCGCGAATTATGCAACTTCACAGCAGCAGATGGCGGTATACTGGCAGCACCTGATCGGCCTTGCGTCGATCCTGGATGGCGGGCTCACCGCGATCGCGCAGGGGTGGGGATCCGATCTGTCGGTGGCGCACGACTTCAGCGGGGTGGAACCGCTCCAGGCGTCCCGTGATAGCCGGCTAAACCGGGTTTCAACCTGGGTGATGCTCGGCGCCGACGCTGCCGATGCGGCATCCTACGAGGGGTTTGACGACGCCCCGCTGTCGGGCGGCACGGCACCCACGCCCGCCGACTCCACCAGCACCAACGCAATCGCCGAGTGGCTTACCCGGTCCGCGCCGAAAACGCTGGATGATTCCGGCTTTCTGGCCGAACTGACCCGCAGCGACGCGGCCCAGGTGGAGGCGGAACGCGCCGCCGTTTGGCGCGGGTGGCTTGATGAGGTACACACCCCATCCGAACGCGCCCTCGCTCGCGCCGTGAAGCGCGCCCTCGCCCGCCAGGCCGAACTGGTTGCGGCCGCCATCCCCGAAGTTTACCAGGAGAAACGGGATCTATCCGCAACCCTGGCTGCCCTTGTTGATGCGCTGTTCACCCCCTCGGTGCAGGCGGTCCTTCCGCAGTACACGCGGGAAGCGTATTATGCAGGTACGCGCACGGCTTTTGGCAAGGCAGCGAAGCAGGTAGGATCCACACTGGCCGTCAAGCGCGTTGACCCGGTCACCGAGCAACTGATGGCGCTGATGGTGCAGAAAGTCAACGCCACCACACATAGCGCAATCGCCGGAGTCCTCCAGAAAGCGATCGACGATGGCGCAAGCATCAACGAGATGCAAACTCTCCTGATGCAAGCGCAAGGATTCTCCCCCGCTCGTTCGCTTGCGATTGCGCGGACCGAAACCACCCGCAGCGCCGCCGCCGGCGCGCAGTACGCATGGCAGATTGTCCAGGCTGATACTGGGCTTCTGATTGAATCCGAGTGGCTGACTGCCCGCGACAGCAACGTGAGGCACGATCATCGCCTGATGGATGGGCTTGTGAAGCCTGTTGGTGGGGTTTTCGTGGTCCCCGGAGGAGAATTTGCGGGCATCCAGACCAGCGGCCCCGGTGATTTCGCCGATCCCGCGATGGTCGTAAACTGCCGATGTACGGTTATGCCGAAAGTGAGCGACTGATGAACGAAATCAAGCATAGAATCTACCATATCGACCGCGCCGCCAAACCGCCGACGATGGAGCGCGCAACCTTCATCGCAAGCACAGCCGTATCCGATCGGTATGGCGACATCGTCGATCAGGCCAGTTGGAATCTGGACAATTATAAACTGAACCCCGTGGTTCAGGTGGACCACTCCTATTTCGTTCGCGATACCGTCGGCCGTGCCCCTCGGTGCGAGGTGGTCAACAACCGCCTCGAAGTGGACGTAGTGTGGGGCAAAAACGCAGACTCCCAACTGGTTGCGCAGAAAGTTCAGGAAGGCCTGATTTCCGCCGTATCCGTCGGCTTTCGTCCCGGCCGCATGACTGCGCGTTCGGTGATGCCCGCCGATGACCCATACTACGCCTCGAAAGAGGAGAATCCATACGGATATGTTTACTATGACTGCGAACTCTTAGAGATCTCGGTCGTCGCAATTCCCGCCAACCAGGAAGCGCTGGCCCAACGCAGCGCTTCTGCCAGCATCAACCTTGATAAAATTGTGGAAGCGGCGGTCCAGCGGACCCTCGCGAAAATCGACGAGCGGCGCACGCTGGCCGCCCCTGCCGCAGAACCAATCAAACAACCTGTCACCCTTTCCGATTTCCTTGGAGTTACCTGATGAATACCCCCCTCGCCCCCGACGCCCAGAAGGTCGTCGATCTCGTCCGCGACTACGAACAGGCCAAAGCGGCCGGTCTCACCCCCGAAGCCGTAAATGGCCTCGTAGGACGGATGCAATCCCTGCAGGAGCAGGTCTCCGCCTCCCGTCAGGTGGAGCGCGCCCCTGACGGTCACGACCTGCGCCGCCACCTCACCCCCGATGGAAGTATTGCCCTCGTGCGGACCGTGGCCAAAACCCAGTTTGCCGGCCGGCCGGTTGATGTCGAGGTGCCCGGGTTGCTGGACACCGTTCCCGCCGACTCCTGGACCCGCGATCTGCACGAGGCGGTGGCGTCCCGGTCCTATGCTCGCGCCCTGATGGTGCAACCCAGGGGCAAGAGCGCCATGTCGGTCACCCCAAACCTGGATGCGCGGATCCTGAGCCTCTGTGCCCAGTCCCCCCGTGAGATTCGTGGGGCGCTGGAAAAGGCTATTTCCGACACCACAACCAAGGCCATCTCAGACACCACCGGCGCCGGCGCGGAGTGGATCCCCGACGTAGCGGTGCCCGGATTGTATGAGGATTTCTACCTGGCGAATCAGGCCGAGTCCCTGTTCGGAGTGGTTCCGATCTCCGGGTCGATCATCATCCCGACGATTTCCGATGTTACTCGCCCCTATATCGGCGGCATCCAATCCAGCGACATCCCGACGGCGTTCACCCCGTCCACCCCCTCCACCGGCAACAGCACGATCTCCCCGAAAATGCTGGCCGTTCGGATGCTTCTGGATGTGGCCGCCACCGAGGATAGCATCGTCCCCCTGATTCCCGAGATGCAACGCCGGGTTGCGCGGGCAATCGCCGACGGTGTGGAGGATGCGATCATCAACGGCGACACCACCGCCACCCATGAGGATGTGATTGCAAGCTGGAATATCCGCAGCCGCTGGGGTGCTTCGGGCCTCGGCGGATCCACCGACCACCGCCGCCTCTGGAAGGGGCTCCGCCGGATCGCGGTGGACCGCAGCGCCACCGTGGCCCAGGGATCTGGGCAGACTATCGCCAAAATCCTGGAGGAACTGGCAGGCGCGTTGGGCGAGCGCGGCAACGTCGGCACCACAATCATCCTCTCCCCCGAGGTGTTCTTCAAGAAGGTACTCACCGACACTAACCTGTTGACCGTGGATAAAGCCGGGATGATGGCCACGATCGTCAGCGGTGGCGTCGCAACCATCGGCGGGATGCGCTTTGTGTTGTCCCGCTTTATGGGAGCCGACCTGAACGCGTCGGGTCTGTTCGACAACGTTACGACGACCCGGTCGGGCGTTCTGGCGGTTTCTCCTGATGATTTCAAGATGTACAACCGCCGGGGAACGATGGTCGAACTCGACAAGGAGATCGAGTCCCAGACCTACAATCTCGTCGCAACCCGCCGCACGATGTTCGCGACCCTGTCCGCGTCCAGTGTCAAGGTCTGCGCCTTCGGCTACAACTGGCTTTCGTAGTCCACTTTCCATAGGAGCCATACCATGGCCGACTTAGAT